GGATGACAGGTATACCGTATTGTCTTATTTCTGGGTGCCGGAGGAAACGCTGGATCTGAGGGTGAAGCGTGACCATGTCCCTTATGATGTCTGGGAGCGGAAGGGATTTCTGGAAACGACAGAGGGGAACGTGGTCCATTACGGATATATCGAGAAGTTCATTGAGCGGCTTGGCGAGCGGTTCTATATCCGGGAAATCGCCTATGACCGGTGGGGAGCGACGCAGTTATCTCAGGATCTGGAAGGAATGGGATTCACGGTGGTGCCTTTCGGACAGGGCTTTGCCTCGATGTCGCCTCCGACCAAGGAATTGATGAGGCTGGTGCTGGAGCAAAGAATAGCGCATAGCGGCCATCCGGTTCTCAGATGGAACATGGACAATATTTTCATCCGGACGGATCCGGCGGGCAACATTAAAGCGGATAAGGCGAAGTCCACGGAGAAGATCGATGGAGCCATTGCAATGATCATGGCGCTTGACCGTGCGATCCGGTGCGGCAATGAAAAAGAGGAATCTGTTTATGATTCGAGGGGATTATTGGTTTTCTGATAGGAGGAAAATGCAATGGGATTACTTAATGGTTTGTTCAAATCGAGGGATAAGCCTGAGAACAGGACAGCCGGAAGCAGCTACAGCTTCTTTCTGGGGGCGAGCGCAAGCGGCAAATACGTGACGGAGCGGACTGCGATGCAGATGACGGCGGTGTACTGCTGTGTGAGGATCCTGTCGGAGGCGGTGGCAAGTCTTCCGCTGCAATTTTACAGATATACTGATGATGGCGGCAAGGAAAAGGCGGTGGAACATCCGCTTTATTTTCTGCTTCATGACGAGCCAAATCCGGAGATGACTTCCTTCATCTTCCGGGAAACGCTGATGACGCACCTGCTCCTGTGGGGCAATGCATACAGTCAAATCATCCGTAACGGTAAGGGAGAAATCGTGGCCTTGTATCCGCTGATGCCAGATCGGATGAAGGTGGATCGTGATGAGCATGGAAGGCTCTATTATGAATACACGGTCTATGACGCGGACGATGCGGACGGCAGAAAAGGAACCAATAAGGTTGGAAGAACTGTAAGGCTTCAGTCTCATGATGTACTGCATATTCCGGGGTTAGGTTTTGACGGATTAGTCGGCTATAGTCCGATTGCGATGGCAAAGAATGCGATTGGTCTGGCTATTGCCACTGAGGAATATGGTTCAAAGTTTTTTGCGAACGGCGCGGCACCTTCCGGTGTGTTGGAGCATCCGGGGACGATCAAGGATCCTTCAAGAGTCCGGGAATCCTGGCAGAACACCTTCGGCGGAAGCGGCAACGCGAACAAGGTGGCGGTTCTGGAAGAGGGGATGAAATATACGCCGATTTCCATTTCACCGGAGCAGGCACAGTTTTTGGAGACAAGGAAGTTTCAGATTGATGAGATCGCAAGGATCTTCCGTGTGCCGCCCCACATGATTGGGGATTTGGAGAAGTCGAGCTTTAACAATATCGAGCAGCAGTCGCTTGAGTTTGTGAAGTATACGCTGGATCCCTGGGTGAGCCGCTGGGAGCAGGCAATGGTGAGAGCATTGCTTACACCTGAAGAAAAGCGGAAGTATTTCTTTAAATTCAATGTGGACGGTTTGCTAAGGGGCGACTACCAGAGCAGGATGAACGGGTATGCCACGGCAAGGCAGAACGGCTGGATGTCCGCCAATGATATCCGTGAACTGGAGAATCTGGACAGGATTCCTGCGGAACAGGGCGGCGATCTGTATCTGATCAATGGAAATATGACGAAACTGGAAGATGCTGGGATATTTGCGGCAGGTAATAATGGGAAGGAGGAAGATTCCGATGAAGAAGTTTTGGAACTGGAAGAGCAGGAAGATCAGAGACCAGGCAGGTGAAGAGGTTTCTGAGAGGGTGCTTTTCCTGAATGGGACGATAGCGGAGGAAAGCTGGTTTGACGATGATGTCACCCCGGAATTATTCCGCGAAGAGCTGAATGCCGGGCAGGGGGATATCACGGTCTGGATCAACAGTCCGGGCGGTGACTGCGTAGCGGCAGCACAGATTTATAACATGCTGATGGACTATAAGGGTAATGTCACGGTGAAGATCGACGGCATTGCGGCTTCAGCGGCAAGTGTGATTGCTATGGCGGGGACAAAGATATTGATGAGTCCCGTGAGCATGATTATGATTCACAATCCTGCCACGATCGCTTTTGGAGATACAGCAGAGATGCAGAAGGCGATCAACATGCTGGCTGAGGTGAAGGAATCCATCATGAATGCCTATGAGATCAAGACCGGCATGAGCCGGACAAAGATTTCGCATCTGATGGATGCGGAGACCTGGATGGATGCACACAAGGCGGTGGAACTGGGCTTTGCGGATGGCATTCTTATGAGAGAGGGTGCGCTTGCAGAAGACATTGGAGTGCCGGAAGTGTCGATGCTCTATTCCAGGGCGGCGGTGACAAATTCGCTGATGGACAAGATCGCTGCAAAGTGCAGGATCAAGGCACCGGATGTTGGTGCAGCAGCTGAAGAGGCAGATGTAACAGGGCGTTCCGCTGATGAGGTCAGGGAGCGCCTAAATTTTATCAGGAGATTCATTTAAGGAGGATATGACCTATGACTATCAATGAGATGATTCAGAAAAGAGCGAAGGTATGGGAGACCGCGAAGAATTTTGTGGACACCCATGAGAAGGAGAACGGCATTCTGTCTGCAGAGGATAACGCGGCTTACTGCCGTATGGAGCAGGAGATTGAGGATCTGACTGCGGCGATCGACCGCCAGCAGAGGGCGGAAGCAAGGGAAGCGGAGCTGAATAAGCCGGTAAACATGCCTCTGACCGGCAGGCCGATGGCAAAGGATCCGGAGGAAAAGACCGGGCGTGCGTCCAATGCTTACAGAGAAGATTTCGGGGCACATCTTCGTGGAAAGAGGCTTGTGCATAACGTTCTTTCCGAGGGCGTACAGGCGGACGGCGGCTATCTGGTACCGGAAGAGTTTGAACGTCAGATCGTGACCGGCCTGGATGAGGCGAACGTGGTGAGAAGCCTTGCAAAGGTAATCTCCACCAGTGCGGAGAGGAAGATCCCGGTTGCGGCGACTCATTCTGCGGCCCAGTGGACAGCTGAGAATGGCGCCTATACCGAGAGCAATCCGACTTTTGACCAGAAGACCATTGACGCTTATAAACTGACGGACCTTGTGAAGGTGTCCATCGAGCTTTTGCAGGATTCCATGTTTGATCTGGAATCCTACATTGCGGGTGAATTTGCAAGGGCGTTCGGTATCGCTGAAGAAGAGGCGTTCTGCGTCGGTACAGGTACAGGACAGCCGACCGGTATCTTTACCGCAAACGGCGGCACGGTCGGCGTGACTGCGGCGGCCAGCAATGCTATTACGGCGGATGAACTGATCAGCCTTGTGTATGCGCTGAAGAGCCCGTACCGCAGGAATGCAAAGTTCCTGATGAACGATGGGACGGTATCCATGATCCGAAAGCTGAAGGACAATAACGGGGCATACCTGTGGCAGCCTTCCATCCAGGCGGGCGAGCCAGACAGGCTGCTTGGCTATGAGCTCCATACTTCCCCGTATGTTCCGGCTGCGGCAGCAGGGGCGCTGACTGTGGCGTTTGGAGATCTCAAGAATTACTGGATCGCTGACAGGGCAGGAAGAACCGTGCAGAGGCTGAACGAACTCTATTCCACCAACGGGCAGGTCGGTTTCGTGGCAACGGAGCGTGTCGACGGCAAGGTGATCCTGCCGGAAGGCATCCAGCTTTTGAAGATGAAGGCAAGTTCCTGATCTTAATGACCAGGGATGAGGATGACGGCAGTACGGGAAAATGTGCTGCCGCCAATTTGAGAGGACGATGAGAGGTGATTTCAGATGATCGTGACTGTGGAAGAGATGAAGAGTTATCTGAGGGTAGATTTCGAGGATGATGATCCCCTGATCGAAAATTTCATAACGGCGGCAGAGAAGCAGTGCATGGATATCCTGCGGACGGACGATGAGACTGATCTGGTTTCATGTGCCAATGGAAAGATCGCTGTGATGTTTACGGTGGCTTATCTGTATGAGCACAGGGAAGAGGCTGACCACCATGCGATGGATCTGACGCTCCGGGCTTTGCTGTTTGGCAGCCGGAAGGAGGGATTCTGATGGATGTGGCGGCTTTGAGATCGAAGGTAACATTCCAGAAGAGTGAGACCGTGACAGATAAGTACGGCAACCATAAGAATACCTGGACGGATTATTATACGTGCTTTGCCACCATTGGCGACGAGGGAAAGGCGGGTTCCAAGGAAGAACAGGCTGCCGGTACCACGGTTGAGGATTTCTCCATGACGGTATCGGTCCGGTATTGCCAGAAGGCTGCGGCGATTTCTTCCACGGGATACAGGGTGGTGATGGGCGATGAGTTTTACAACATCGCGAACATTGACCATATGAATTTTAAGAAGAAGTCACTGAAATTTACTTGCAGGAAGGAGCGGCGCTGATGGCTCAGACAATTAAGATTGAACAGCTGGCGGATACCGTGATGAAGGGCATGGAGGATTACGCGAAGCTTGCGGCGGATGACCTGAAGAAGGATGTCCGGAAAGCCGGAAAGACGGTGAAGCAGCAGATTGAAAGCACGGCTCCAAAGAAGACCGGCAGGTATGCGAAAAGCTGGGCGGTGAAGAAAACGCGGGAAACATCGGATTCCATCCAGGTGGTGGTGCATTCCAGGCGGTATCAGCTGACGCATCTTTTGGAGTTTGGCCATGCGAAGCGCGGTGGAGGCAGGACAAGGGCTTTTCCGCATATCGCACTGGCAGAGCAGGCAGGCATCGAACAGCTGACAAGGGATATCGAGCGTGACCTGCAGAAAGGCGGTTAGCATGACACATGAAGAAGTGATGCAGATGCTGTCGGAGACGGGGATTCCTTTTGCATATGACCATTTCGCAGAGGGGGAGAGCCTTGATCCGCCGTTCATCTGCTTTCTATTTCCAGGTTCGGAGAATTTTTCGGCGGACAATGTTGTGTACGCTGAATTTTCCAACCTGAGTATCGAACTTTATACTGATGAGAAGGATCCGGAGCTGGAGGACAGGGTGGAGGCAGTCCTGAATGCCCATGAATTGTTCTGGAACAAATCGGAGGTATGGATCGAATCTGAAAAACTGTATGAAGTGCTGTACACAATGAGCGTATAGCGGAAAGAGAGGTTTATTATGCCGAGTACAACAAACAAGGTGAAGTTCGGCCTTAAGAACTGCCATTACGCGAAGGCGACGCTTGATCCGGATACCAATACCGTGACCTTTGGTACGCCTGTAGCGATTCCCGGAGCTGTCAATCTTTCAATGGATCCGGAGGGTGACAATGAGCCGTTCTATGCGGATGACATGGTTTATTACATGACTTCTGCGAATAACGGTTATTCCGGTGATCTGGAGATTGCATTGCTTCCGGACATCTTCCATAAGGACATCCTGAAGGAGACAGAGGATGCCAACGGTGTTCTGGTAGAGGATGCGACTGTAGAGACGGAGAGATTTGCCCTGCTTTTCGAGTTCTCCGGGGACAAGAAAAAGATAAGGCATTGCCTGTATTACTGCAGTGCGGCACGTCCTATTATCGAGGGCAAGACAACAGAGGATTCCAAGGAAGTCCAGACGGAATCCTTGGAAATCACGGCTTCTCCACTTCCGAGCGGTATCGTGAAAGTGAAGACTGGCGCGAATACCAAGGATGAGGTTTATAACGCCTGGTACCAGAGCGTGTATGAGTCTCCGGCTCCTGAGAGCAGTGGGGAAGGACAGGGTTAAGGTTTGGGGCATGGGCTAAAGCGGAGTGCTTCGCATTCCGCTACGCTCTGTCCATTTCTATGATTGGAGGAAAGTGAAATGGCACTTACAAAGACAGTGAATATTGATGGCAAGGATGTGACATTCAGGGCATCTGCAGCCATTCCAAGAATATACAGAAACAGATTTCACAGGGATATTTATAAGGATCTCCATGACCTGCAGAAGAGTATCGACCAGGAGAATCCGGAGGCTTCGGCATTGGATACTTTTTCGCTGGAGCTGTTTGAGGATATCAGCTACATCATGGCTAAACATGCAGATCATGCGGGGGTTCCTGATACGCCGGATGAATGGCTGGATCAGTTCGGGACATTTTCCATTTATCAGGTGCTTCCGGAGATTATCGAGCTCTGGGGTCTGAATGTGCAGACGCAGGTGGAGAGTAAAAAAACTTCGACCGACTGACCGGGAAATGACAACGCCGCTCCTGCTCCTGAGATGTGTGCAATTAGGCATTCATATCAATGAGCTGGAGCTGCTGACCATTGGGACGGTCAACGACATGAATACGGAAATGAATAATGATGAGAACAGGGAGGCTTACAGCACTCTGGCATCTCAGGAGGATATGGATGCATTTTAACCGAAAAAGGAATGACCCGATTCATGGCCATTCCTTTTTGCTCAAAGGTTTTATGTAGTTTTTCTTTAGATCG